AAAGATGATGAAAAAGAAGAACCAGTGAAAGATGATGAAAAAGAAGAAAAAAAGGAAGCTGATGACGATGAAGAAAAATATACCCAAGATTTGCCAGAACACGATTTAAATTAATTTATAACACATAATGATAATTCTATGTTATAAATAATAAAAAAAAAGGTGCATAACTTTTTACCCCTCTAAAAAAATAGAGATTGATTTTGAAAAGGGAGAGAAAAGTAATGCTGTGTCTATAGTAAAAACACCCAAAAATATTTATGCATCATTTTTTTTATCAATTACTTTTTTGGTCATTAATCGAACATTAGTTTTATTTTTAAATATTTCCTTGTTTATTTTCTCACGATTTTTAATATATTCTTCAGTAATTTCTTCAAATGTAATAATATTATTAACTTCTAGTTTATATAAGAATTGATTAAATGACTGCCAAGTTTGAGTAACAGTAAGTCTACGATTAGGATTAGGATGTATATTTTTTAATAATATTTGTGAGAAAAAAATAATAAAATTATTATCTTTATAACCTTCTACGTTCATATATCTTAAAAATTTTAAATACATAACAGATAAACTATAATTATCCCAAGTATGCCAATAATTCATAACAGAATTTATTTTTTCATATATGGTTTTGTTATTAATTGAAATCAGATAATCAATACAATTATTTTTATATTTTTTTAAAAATTCAGGAGACATATTTTCGTTTAAAGCAGGATTATTTTTAATAACATCATCAACAATAGTAGAAATATTATCTTTGTCTGGATTATCATGTACGTGTAAGATATAACATAAATAATGAATTTCTAAAGGCCATATATGATATTCAGGAAAGTAACCAAAAAAATATTGTTTATAATCTTGTATACTTTTAATATTTTTTAATTCTTTAAATGGAATAGAAATACCAAAGTCAATAATAATGGGAAATTGTTTAATAGCATTAAACAAGATATTATCACCCTTAATATCGAAATGAATAATATTGTAATCTAATAAAAGAAGTAATGATTTTAATAAATGTGTATAACTATTAATAATATTTTTTACAATTTGTTTTTCATTATTTTTTAAAACATAATTAAGGAAATCATCTCCTTTAATATAATCCATTTTTAATAAAATAAATTGTTTAATAGTATTTTTAGTATCTATTATTGAGCAATTTTTAAAAATATCTTTTTTAATAATATTTTTATTTAAAAAAGAGTGTGATATAACAGGAGCAAAATGATTTTTATAACCATTAATAATAGTAATAGTTTTTCCAATATGTAGTTCATTTTTTGCACTGTGATTATATTCCATTAATTTTGTAATAATAGATTCATCTTTATTTTCATCGCCATCATTTTTTAAAGCAGGATAATATACACAACCATAACCTCCTTCAGCAATTTTTTTACCGCCTTGCATATTAATATAAAAATATATTATAATTTTAATTAATAAATTCAATGTTTTTTTAAAATATAAAATCTATTTTTGTATGTTTTTTTAATTTTATCATCAAAATCATTTTTATTTAAAATATTGATTAATCTATTACATTCTTGATTAATATCGTTTTTATGTAATTCAATAAAATGCAAATAACAATCGTGTGGTTTTAGGTCAATACGAATACTAGTAATATGTTCATCGATTAAATTTAATATTTGATGATCTATAGAAATATATTTTTTTCTTTTTTTAACAGATTTATTTTTATTTTTATTTTTATAGTAATATTTTGCACTTTTATATAATTTAATATAAATATCACCTTGATAACCCTTTGAAATTAATAATTTATTTTCATTTTGAATAATATTATCATTTTGTTTTAACCAAATATCCCATTTTTCATTAAATGATTGGGTATCAGAATATTTATTAATGTTAACAAAGGGTAATAACACATCCATTATTTGCTTTGAAAAGTTGAATCTATAAGTATTTGACATAATAATAACAAAAAAAAAGAAAAAAAATAAATATCAATTTTAATTATATGGGAATATATAAGATATTATCACATATATATTTGGATAAAATACACAAATGTTATAAAAAAATATTGATATTTAATAATAAACCAGAAGATATAACTAATATAAAAACAGTTCCTCAAGAAAAGAAATCACCATATGATGATATATATTGTTGTGATAGACCACCTCATTGTATTCATGGAGTATTATATCCAAATACAAATCAATTTATGCGAATAAAAGACTTGGATATATTATTATCATTTTTAATAGAAAAGGGATATAAAATAGAAAAAGAATTAACAGAAACTATGATAAAAAACAAAGAAATAGACGAAAATTTATTATGTGTAGTAAGTAAAATAAATATATAGACTTATATTAATAATATATGTCTATAAAAAAAGGTTCTTTATCAAAGTCAATATCTAGAATGATGAGAAATACTACAGAAATAAATGACGTAATGAAAGATTATATTATATATGTTAATAAATTTATAAAAAATAATTTAGATGAATTAGATGGAAAAAATGTATCAATAAAAAAGATTTCAGAGGTATTAAATAAAAATATGAATGAAAAAACAAATCAATTAAGAATAAAAAGAATATTAAAAAAAATGATAGAATTAATGCGAAAATTTATTAAAATTTACTTTGCCGCAATAATGGAAAATAATAAAAATATGGGCAATGAAATAGGTAAAGCCTTTATGAAATCAATGAATGAATTGGAAGATAATAAAATACCAAAAGTTTCTGGATTAAAAGAAATAATTAATGTATCAAAGATATTAAAAACATATAAAAATCAAGGAAAAGAAATATCAAATACGACAATATCGACAATAACCAAACAATTTGATTCAATAATAAAATTAATGTCTGATTTCAATGTAGCAAGAAAATGGTCAGATAACGAAGATAATTATAATCAATCAAGAAAAATGTTAGATATATTGGATAGCACGATAGATTTGAAAATTAAAAAGAACAAAAAAAAAGGCACTGAAAAAAAAGCACTAAAGAAACGCAATAAAACAGCCAAAAAACGAAACAATAAATAAATTTTTAGGCAAATTTACCATAGACACAGCATTACTTTTCTCTCCCTTTTTGAAATCAATCTCTATTTTTTTAGAGAGATAAAAAGTTATGTACCTTTTTTTTTCTTAATTATAACATAGAAGTATTAATATATATCATCTTCATCCATACCTTCTTCTTCACACATACGACAAAAAAGGCAAACTAATAAAGAAAATATTAATATACAAAATAAGAATTCTACTATAACATAGTTCATTGTATTTAAAACTACTTTGTTTTTAATTTAATTATAAAATTGAATTAAAATATAAAATTATTTTATTTGTATTAATTAAAATGATTAGATTATTCTTTAAAAAACAAAAACCTATTAAGCTTGGTAGATGGGGATATTCTATGGTAACCTCAAATGTAGATTTTGCAAATACAGACCATTGTGGTACTTGTAATTTAAATTCAATAGAAAAACATTTTAAAGTAAAAGGAAATGATATAAAAGAATTCGCAAATAAAATAAACAAAGAAAATGAAGAATGGAAAAAAAATAGAAAAAAGTTTTATAGAGTTGATGATGATATAATAGATATAAATTTTATGAAAAGAGATAATACTTGGAGTGGAATATAATTAATGATAAGTAATCCAGGTATTATTATCAAATGATGTATAGTGCACAGTATAGCTTCCTATGTATTCGGGTTTATTTTCACAAACTGTAAATTTTTTAATAGGATTAAATGGTCGGTCTATGCTTCTACTATATGTTTTACTATATGTATAACATGGTTTACCATACGACCTTGGATATGTCTTTTCATATTGTTGGTTATGATATAGTATGTATTTAATATTATTTGAATCTCTATAATGGTATTCTTTTACATATACATCCTTCCACTTTTCATTATATTCAACTATTTTGACTACAGGACCTATAACTTCATAGGACCTTGTGCCATTATCTAAACCGGATGCACTGTATCCTCCAGTATAAGCTTTAAGGTATATTTCTTTTTTCATAACCTTGTTTTCTTCTTCTTGTTCCTGAAGTTTAACTTCATCATTATACCTATTTTTATCTTTTTGTGCCATTAATTCAAATGGTGCTTTTTCTTCATCTGATAAATTTTTCCAATTTTTAAGGTAATATTGAAATGCGGATTGTGGTTTTGTTATATTAGTTAGACTAGTCATATTTGTAATATTAATAATAATTAATAACAAAAAAAAAATTCAATTTTTTTAATATTTGATAAATATATATGAAATACTTATATATATTTATACTTGGAGGTATATTATTAGCAGGTAGTAGATATATTGCTGATATGATAAAAAGTCCCTCATTATCTGCTTCTTTTGCGTTATTTCCAATATCAATTATAGTAGGAATGTTTATTACTAAAAAATCAGAATTTAAGATGTATTGTTTAAACATAATAGCAGTGACTGTATTTGGATTATTATGTTGGTTATTGATATATTTTTATATTGAAAATTATAATTATAATATGAAACATTTGGTATTGTTTTTGTTACCTTTATTTTTTATATTTCAATATGGAAAGTTTTGTTTTTGTGATTGGTTATATCCACCAATGCAGAAATTACTGAAATAGTTTTTTATAATCAGAAAATGAGAATTTTTTATTTTCTTTAACAATTTTACCAGTAGGAAATAATAAAGTATTACTTAATTCATTTACCTTACCTTTTTTAATAAATTTATTTGAATTTCTTGGAATAATAGTATTATCATTTTTTTGTTGTTCTTTTTTATTATTATTTACAATAGGTTTAGGTTTTACAAACACATCATCATTATCATCAGCATTATTTACTATTTCATTTTTATTAGGTGAATTATTAGATAAATCTTTAAGTTCAAGTTCTAATTTTTGTTGTTGAATATCTTTTTCTCTATCAAAATATAGATGTTTACAATTAAAGATTTTTATGAATTTTCTGGCAACAGTTTCTAGATATTTATATTCAATTTGATTATCATTACACCAATAATCAAACCCTTCATTATCTTTATCGTATCTCATAAAAACAGTGCCATTAGGAGTATTTTCAGCTATGAAGTTAGTTTTATTAGGAATAAATTCAGTATCAATATTATTATCAATACTATCGATAGGATATTTATCTTCATAAGGAATATCAGGTTCATCATCGTCATCATACCAATCATATTCACTATTTATACCATATTTTGAAATAAATATGGAACTAAATAAAAAACTAGTTGCAACAATACAAGCAGTATTAAATACATCAACTATGTATTGTTTATCGGTATCATAAAAAAAAGTATTATTTAATTGAGTAAAGTCAATCATTATATAAATAACTTGGTATTATTTTAAGTTATTTATTTAATCATAATAAAGTTTCTGAACAAAATTACCATTAGTATCGTGAGTTGTAATATATTTACCTTTTTTATCCGTTCCCCAACCTTTATTATTTGTTTCTATTTTTTCTTTTTGCACCATATCTAATCTTAATTTCATTAAATCTTTAATTTCATCTTGTAAATCAGATACTTTGTATTTTAAGTAAGAACCATTTTTATTATTAGGATGTAAACAAACTAAATACATACCATTAACCTTTTTATTATAATTTTTTTCAAGCATATATTTATAAGTATTTAATTGCAAAGAATAATGCCAAAAATTACTATCAGGTAAATGTTCGATACATTCGGTAGTAGACCATTTATTAAATCCAGAATTTTTTTTAATTTCTTTGCATCTTTTCCAATCATATAATTCTAATTCACCAAATTCATTTTCATATAACATATCTATACTACCACATAATTTTAATTCTTTATCCCATACTATCATTTCAGTTCTATATGGAAACATATTGGTATTAGCTCTTACCCAATCATCAAATTCTAGAAACCATTTAAATTCAGTGCTATTGTTATTAACATCCATATTATTATAGTAACATTCAATATCATAATGCATTTTAGTTCCAGCACCTGAAGCCTGATCTCTATTATCATCCCACATTTTTTTTATTTCATCTCTAGTTTTACCATAATATTTATTTTTTTTCCAATTTTTGGAGTTCATCATATTAGTGATAATTTTATCAGCATCAAAGTGTTCAAAATGAGAATGATTCCAAGTTGTAACACTCATAAAACTATCATCACCATCAACTGTGTAAATATGAGGACCTTCATCAAATATTACGTGGGAATCTCGTTCGTGAGCATTTTTGTTAGCAAGGTAATCAATAGACATATATAATTGAATGTATTTTGTATTTAATATATTCAATTTTTAATATGTTTTTTTAACCAAATATGAATAAAATGTCTTGCTTCATTGGATAAATTTTTACCACCTCTATGAAAAGTATCCCCTTTAAAAATTAATATATCACCAATTTTAATAGGTTCTTTGTATTCTGCTTTTAAAAAATCATTTTTTTGTTCTGTATTAAAATCATTCAAATTACCCATCTTACGTAATTGATTATTTGATTTGTTTTTTTTATACTTATTAACAATATTATTATTGTATATAAGTGTGGTTCCGAATTTTTCGTTATAATTTAAAGGTATAGTTACAAAAATACTTTTTTCGTCATCATCAATATGTATATCTTGTTCGTTACATCCTGGTTCATTAATAAAATATTTAATACCCATAATATTATAATTTTTAAAAATATGAGATAGATTTGTAGTATAAAATAGTTCATAAAAAAATTTTTCATTATCAATACGAAATGATTTAATGTAATTCATATTTTTTTGATAAATTAAACTGCCAATATTTTTATCATCATCGAAGTAATAAATTTGATGACTATTAAAATTTCGGAATTGAGGTAACCACAGTTGATATACTTTTCTATTATATTGTTTTAAATTAATATTGTGTCCATCTAAAAATGTTTGTAAAGATATGTTCATAGGTAGTGAATTAATTTTTTTTTTTTGTTTTAAATTTATTTTATCAATATAAATTCTATAATTAAAATCAATATTACTAACATATTTGTAAATTTTACTAATAGTTTTTTCTGTTAATATATTTTTTACATGTAAAAAACCTTGTTTATCTAATAAATTAAAATACATTATAAATATTATATAAATATTATTTAAATTAATTTTTATAAGGTATGAAATAATTAGTTGTTAATCTTTTATTTTTTATAAATATATTTTCATCTTCAATATAAATACTGTGAAAAAGTTCTCCATCATACATAATTAATCGATTCCATTTCATAGGAAATAATTTTATTATTTCAAAATATTCAGAATTTTTAGTTAATAAAGATTTATTTGGATATTTTAAATTCATAGGTGCTTTTCTAAATTTTTCACAATCATGATACACATTCAATTTTTTATTTCTATAAATAGCTGTCCCTCCATGATTTACTTTTGATAAAAAACAAACACCTGCTAATAATTTTTTATTATCATCGCCGTCTGTATCAAAATGAGGATTAGTATGAGCCATTTTAAAATTGAGTGATGGTTTAAATTCTGAAAGTATAAATTTATTAGGTACTAAAATAGATTCTCGTAATGGTATAGAAAAATCTTTTCGGAAATTTTTTTTTATTAATAAGTTTGTTAATTCATTTAAATGTTCTTTACAATTATATACATTTTTTCTTACACCCGGATAATAATTATTTGGATCTTTAAATTTTTTACTTTTTTCAATAAAATCATATATTTCATTGGGATACTTATAATAATTATCAATTGTTAATACTGTATGATTTTCAATTTTTTCTATTTTTACTTCACAGTTTTCATTTATTTTGAACATTTCATTATAATTAAACATAATATATAAATAGTAATTTATAATATTTATATATGAATTGGAAAAAAGATTATATTGGCGATAAAATGATTCTATTAAATAAACTTCCAATTAATGTAACTAATAATCTTAAAAATGAATTATTAAAAAAAGAAAAATTGATATTAAGTTTGCCTCCTGATAATAATATTGGAAAATTATTTAATAATGATAACGTAACAACTATGCGTTCATCTTATCATAATATATTTAAATGGAAAACACAAAATACAAAACTTTTATTAAAATACATAAAAAATGGATTTGAATTATATTGTAAAAATAATCCAAATTTCAACATACCAAAAGAAAAATGTTATTATCAATGTTGGGTCAATATTTGGAGAGATAAACAATATATAAAACCTCACGTCCATGATTTGAATCATTTAAAACCATATAAATTATTATCAGGACATATTTTCTTAAATGGAAAAAATCCTACTGCTACTTGGTATGTTAATGAAAATAAAGACTATAAAAATAAAAATAAAAATAAAAATATTTTAAATATGGACGAATATTTAAAAAACTGGAAACATTTATTAAATCCTATTAAAAACGAATTAGGTAAAATTATACTATTTCCTGGAAATATTATACATTTTACAAAGCCTTATAATCAATCAGATGAAAATGATTTTAGAATGACTTGTGCTTTTGATATTATTAATATTGATATATATGATAATATATATTATAATAAACCTTTATCTTTATTAAAATTATATACCTAAATAGCTTTTTATAGAAACTAACTCTTCTTTTAAGTAATTATTTTCTTCTTTTAAGAATTTAATTTCTTCTTTTAAGGATTTAATTTCTTCTTCGTCTATTAATTGTTTTCTATCTATTTCTTGAATTGCTGAATGATGTAACGCAAAAATTACCTGTTTATGTAATGTGTGAAAATCATCTACTTCTTTACCATAACAATAAAGATATTTATATTTATTATCAAAAATAAATGTATCGTTCTCATCTGCTATAATTTTTTTTGTTTCCGTTGATTCTAGCACCGGATCATTTGTATAACTAAATTGATATTTTATACCACTAACATTTTGAAGTTCATCTGTTTTCATTTTATATTTAATCTTTTTTTTTTCAATATTATCTGGATCATCCTCTTCGCTTTCAAATGCCTCCCATGTACAATTTTCTAACATTTTATTAACATCTGGTATAAAACCTTTTTCAAGGGTAACTGCTTGTGGAAGAACATCAATGACTTCTTGTGCTATAAAACCTACTGTTTTTAATGGAGATTTGTTTACTTTATCTTTGTAATTATAATATCTACACGGTATATTTCTTATTTGTTCTAATGCTAATTCATCAGGAACATCTTCTATATTTTCTTTTATTCTTCTATCACTTGAACTTACAAATGCCCCGTCTGCCCATACACCTGTAGCTGAATATATTGAAAAACCACCGTGATAACCGCTCCAATTTCCATAATGAAAAGATATACCACCACCACCTTCACCGGTCATATAAGCAACCCATCTCCAGCCAGGATTATAATAATTACTTTCGCCATAAAGTCCATTTGAGTAGGTGTGACCGGTAATCTCTACACCATCATTCCTTGTTCTCAATTTTTCACTTCCATTATAGTGGAGATATGTATGCCCATTTACATTACAATACATACCCCATTCATTGGGACCATCAAAATATAATCCTATATTACTACCTGCACTCATTATTTTAGGCGCATCGCCAGTAGTACCGAACTGTATTCCCCAATAACCTCCATCTTTTTCACCAGTTAACATAACAGAACCATAATTACCGTTGTTTTGTGTCCATGTGCAATTTGCAAATTCGGCCGATCCTTTTACACGGAGCATTCCACCTATTTGACATTCATTAGTATTTAAATTTATTTCCATTGCCCAATAGCCATTGACTGATGACCAGGTTGTACTATCAGATGACCCATTTCCGTTTAATATATAAAATATATTACTATTTACGTGTAAAGCAGCACCCCTCTGATTAGTATCACGTAAAAATATAGTTGGATGCGATCCTCTCAAGCAAATTTCAGGTCCCTCACTTGCCGACATAAATATCCGTGGGTCTCCATCCGCACAAATATACATCCCCCAACCATTATAAGGTCCACATTTTGGCCATTTACTATCGTCGCCTGTTCCAGATTCATACGAATGACAAAATCCAATCCCATACATATTTCCAAAGGTAGTGTCTGTGGGTTTATAGTTTGAACCTATGATATAAATAGGATTTGTTTTTTTACTATTGCCTTCAATATTATTATAAGAGCCACAAAATCCACCTACTCCGTGAGCACTTCTACTAATCCATCCATTTATTTCTAATTTTTGGTCAGGTGTTGTCGTTCCAATTCCTACATTTCCAGCATTGTCTATTCTCATTTTTTCTGTGGTAACATAGTCATTACAAGTGTAAAAAGCAAGACCTGTATAATTACTATATTGACCCAGAGATACACCAGCAATACCAGACCATCTTTGGTCGTTTGTATTATCAAAATATTGTTTGAATTTTATTCCACAACCATAGCCAGCATTGGAAGGATTACCAAACGCCGCTGATACATTATTGACTACAATAGGCCAAGCCATATTTGCTGGTGTATTTGTATAACCAGTACCAGTTGTGGGCTCACTTGTTCCTTGAACTATCAGTTTAGCATAAGGACTCGTCGTTCCAATTCCTACATTACCATTTGCTTTTAATACCATTTGTGGTGTTTTATTTAATGGATTACCAATATCAGAACCATTTTCCGCATTTACAGCAAAACACATTCTATCGGTTCCCCAACCTGCCTCTGAAAATGTATCTAACCATATCGCGCACGCTCTCATATTAGTTGATGTTGGATTTTCTCTTGATAATAAAAGTTCTCCACC